CACAATAACCAGCTTTTTCTAATTGTGATACAAGGTCAAGCCAACTATCTCTTTCTGGTGTACCCCGAACAAAAATAACTGTGTCGGCGACATGAATTTCAAAACCTTTATCATCATCAGCCATATGAACAGTCCGAACATCATTTTCAAATTTTGTATAAGTACCATCCATACCAGCAACGTAAATAGGATAGCCAAGCTTGTCAGCTTCTTCCTTCATTCGTTTAGCAGTAATAGCTTTCTCACCCTTTTCAGTTGAGATGACAAGGACACGATATTTCTCGTCTTTTGCCTCTGTGATGAATGACTTAAATTGTTCCATTATACTTCTTTTTTCTTACCTATATTATACTTAGTTTCAAGCGTCCATTCATCTTTTTCTCGAAATGCCAGTACTTTGATTTGACTAAGTGGAGCTACTTCAGATGAATCTCCAATAACATTGATCAATCCCCAATCTTTTAATAGATTAGCAATCGTATTTCTTCTTGCGATATCATTTTCAGATAAGTTAGTATTCTTTCCATCGAGTGCAAACAACTCTTTAAAATGTACAATAAAGTATCTACCTTGTTTGTGTAGTATATGACAAGACTGATACAATTTTCTCTCTTTACGAGAGGCTACTCCAATTCGTGATAAGGTTTCTCTCACCTTTAAGAAGTCATCAGGTTCTTTCAAACCTATTTCTAACATATGCTCCTGTGTCCATTTAATATCATCCATCTTTTCCACCTTTATATAATTTTCTTTTTATGGCAGAAATTTGTTCATCAGTCAATATATCAAGAGCGGATTTTGCCTTTTCATTACTATAACCATAATACTCTTTAACATACTCTAGATTCTCTAATTTCATCGCCTTCAGCCAAGGGGTGTACCTTTTTCTTGGTCTTAGACTATTTATCAAAAAATCAAACTGGAGTTTCTTATCTAAATGTGGTAGTTGATTAATCTCATTCACCAACATAACGGTATCAGGAAAAGGAGCAACGCATTTATTGACGATGAAAGGTGGGTATTTTCTCTCCCATTCCTCATCTTCTGTATCAAGCAAGTTTTCTTTTGTGTGATTTACTGCATTAAGATAATCTTTCAACTCATACATTAGTCAGCAAATCCTTCACCCTTACGGAAGTGTGAAAGGCGATGGCAAAATACTGCCCACCACAACGCAATCCAGCTGTCTGATTTATACGTTCCACTTTTAACTTTCAATTCATACATTATATGCTTCTTCCCAAGTCATCATGCTCTTTGAAGACATGTTTTCTTCATTTGCACTATTTAATAAAATCAGATCATTTCTTAATAATTCATTCTCTTCTTTATATATACCATTAAGTCTAGGAGCAGGAAGAAAACAAAATATCGCTGCAATTGCTTCAGCATGTTCACCTATTAGTTGGCAAACAGCATTCCTATCCACAGTCATCTTTGGTTTAAAATATGTTGTTCCATATACAGAATGAAATAATCCAGCATCCTGTAAGTATTCTGGAGCATCCCACTCTTTTAACAAATCATGAACTCCTATAAGATGGCTCAATAAAGTTTGATTCTTATGTCCTACAGAATCACAACCCAAAGATTTTAGAAAATCAATCTTTTTTGTAAAAATCAAGTCTGTCAATATTTTCTCTATCTTTAACAAATAATTTAAAAACAACAACAGGCCTTAACTCATAACAAAATTTAGATACAGGCATTGCTTGGTGTTTATTTTTAGCAGGAAAAATTAATAATCTGTTACCAATATAGTTACAATATCTATCAATATTTTTACCTTCATCATCCCAAATTGTAGTACCGCCAAGCCACTCTGGTTTCCAATCTAACTTTGGATAATACATCATCGTAAAATCACCATCATCTACATGCATATGTGGTTCTACACCATTGGTATGAGCATTCAAATACAAACGCTTCCATTCGGTTATTTTATAGTACTTTTCTAATTGCAGTTTATGTGCTGCAGCTGTCCATATAGGCAGAAGATAACCAAAATTATTTGCAATAACACCTTCTTCATCATGACCACAAAGATGATGCCAATGTGGTTGTATCCCTATCTTTTTATTTGAGTTATAATCATATTTCCAATATACATTACGAATTTCAGCATCAATAAGTTCAGCAACATGAGGCTCTAATAAGTTATCATAAATTTTACATATCATTTTAAACAGACCTCGCAAGTAGAGCTAATAAGCTCGGTTTTGGTAATTCCCTATATGGAATTCTTTCTAAATTTCCAGCAACCAAAATTCTTTTTTCATCACATGCATATGGTGGAACTTCATGTCTAACCCAAGCAGGAAATAAAACTACATCTCCTGAGTCTGGAAATACATAATGGTTTCCATCTTTGCCATCAGGAAAAACTAATGGACTTGATCCTTTTGGTGTATCAATATAATAACACCAAGACCAAACATTTGGCCAGTGAGCATGTGCCACTGAAAATTGTCCTTTAGTATACATAACACCCCAACAATCTGATGTTCTACACTTGATAGGTGTTGAACCCATCTTCTCAGCGTATGGTATTATTATATCACACAATTTCTTAAATTCAGCATGGCGTTCATGCATATTAAGATTAGTTATATTTGCTTGAACAATTGTCGCTTGACTTTTCCACTCATCACCTGTATTAATAATTATTTGTTTGAGGCTGTTGTGTAACTCATCACCCACCCTATCAAGTATATTTTTAACAAGGATAGGGCGAGATATATTGAAGTCATAACTTACAACTTCATTTCTGACAAGAGGGATTTTATCAGGCTCGGTCATTTAAACTTTGCGGCTCCCATAATCTCAGTCAAACAAGCCATCAGATTTATTTCTTGGTCTGCGACAAAGGCTGACTTATATTGGTATTCAGCCAGTATAATAACGACATGAGGAATACTACCATCATCCACATAGTTATACAGATTATCATAAAGCTTCCTAAACAAGCGAGTAGGATCATTGTCAAGATTATCGACAACCCATTTACGAACATTGGTAAACTCCTTTTTCTTCATTCCTTCCATCAGATTTTTGATGTTAGTTTCAGAAATATTTACAAGAATGCCAGCATCAATCGTACCTGATACAGAATATCGCTGTAGTTCGTTTAGTACCCTTCTCCAATCAGGAAAATGTTTATTAATGACTTCAGCAATAACCCTGTTTTCATATTGTATTTTATTTTCATCTAATATACTTAGAACTCTTGCCATGAACTGTTTTGCCAAAGTTGGCTTTTCAGAACTAGGAATAGTAAAGTCAATAGTACTACAACGAGAATGTAAAGGTTGAATAATCCTGTTTTTATAATTACAGGTTAGAACAAAACCACAGTTCTTATGAAACTCTTCCATGAACCCACGAAGGGCTGGTTGAGTTGATTGTGGGTTTAGATAGTCTGCTTCATCAAGAATGATGTACTTGCGCCCACCTTCCAGTGATACTGTCGAAGCAAAGTTTTTAATCTTGGTTCTGAGAACGTCTATACCAGACTCCTCAGAACCATTGATCATCATATAAGTTGCCCCAATCTGTTCGAGCATTGCTTTCGCAGCAGTTGTTTTACCAACACCTGGCCCACCAGACAAAATCAGATTAGGAAGATTGCCCTCACTCACAAATTCTGTGAGAGTATCTTTTAGTTTATTAGGAAGTACACACGACCCAATATCCTTTGGGCGATATTGTTCCACCCACAGAAATGTTTCCATAATATAAATTCCTCAAATTAGGCATTGTAAGTAGACTCTGGCTCCAGAGCAATAAAGTATTCAACATTTCCTGCTGAATTCTTAAAATGACTTATGTTTTTTGAGGACACTTGAACATCATATGAACCTTGCATTAGTTTTAAATTTTCAACCTTGAACCAGAACTTGTAACTTTCGCTCTGAGAATCAACATCTAAATCCAATGCATAATTATTTGCAGTATCATTTTTCTTGTCTGTTACTTTAAGACTTCCACTCTCAAGTGCCATATCAGGAGCTCCAATAACTGCAGCTGCTTTTTGGACTGTTGAAAGAGTATCACTTGGTAAGTTAAATTTTACTTCACACTCAGGCATAGTAATATCTTTAGTTGGTGTTGTAACCACTGATGGGTCAGAGTACCAATACTTCAAAGATTTAGATGTACCCTCTTCTGTAATCATTACAAAATCATTCTCAAATTGCAATTCTGGTTTTGTAAATAACGAGATTGAAGCAAGAAACTCGTTCAAATCGTAGATTGCAAATTCTTGAGGGAAATCCTCAAGCACTTCAGCTTTAGCAACAATGTTCTTCATTGCAGACATAGTAGCAATCTTATTACCACCTTTAATCACAAGGTTCTGATTGATTGTAGAAAAATTCTTCAACACAGATACCGTTTCATTACTTAATTTCATTATTTAAACTTCCTTCTTAAAAGCTGCAGTTGCAGCAAACAAATTATCTCTCACTTCATCTACCCTCTGTTCCAAGACGTTAATCGCTGTGCGAATATTTCCTG